ATTCAGAATCAGCTTTCCATCTTTCAATAAAGTCACTATCACCATCTGAATCATAGTACTTAATAGTTCTTATTTTCCATCTGTAATTTTCTGAATCCCACGCTATAGGCATTCTAATTGGTTTAAATTTTAATCCACTTTTAAAGAAATACTTTCTGTTTGATGAATAGTTTACAAAGTGATAATCATAATATGTATCACCAAATAATATATCACCATCTACTCGAACTTCACCTCTCACATATTGAGTACTCATCAGACCATTTCTTCGACCCTCAAATTTAAGTTCATCAAAATTTGAATCGTAGCTAAGACCACCTTTTGTGATACCATTCGCATTCTGACTTTCAGAATCGGACTTACTTCCAGGAGCATAGTGATCTCTTGGACTTCTATCAGTACTGTATAGAATATTAGAACCAAATTCTTCCATACCTGCCCAATATAAAGTATCACTATCATTTGTAATACCGTCAGAGTCAAATATGCGTAGGTCAATTGTTATAACTTCACTATCATGTCTTAGTGAACCAGCCTCAGAATCTGGTGTGAAATGTTGAAACTCAACGACATTACCAACATCAATTGCTTCTTCATTTGTAATTCTAATACCCATCGGACTTTCAAGCGTTGGTACACCGAAGTTATCTGAATCAAAGAATCCAGTTTGTGGTGTTGATACTTCTAATATCCTTCCTACTTCTGAGGATAAACCACTTACAATCAAACCAGAACCAGTATTTGTTCTTATGAATGGTTTTGGTATATGTGTATACTGACCTTTTTGAATAATAGGTACAATAACTGGTTCAAAGTCTTCTGAAAGATAACCAGTATTGTTTACACCTAATCTTACATTTGAACCATCAATCTGTGTCACAGATCCTTGTTCATCTACAGCTGTGATGAAAGCTAATGCACCAGCACCAGATGAAGGATCTAAAAATTCTATAGTATCTCCAATACGATAGTTAGTTCCTCTATTTCTGATCATCACTCTATCAATCTCACCAGCACCGACCTTAGTCACCTGAACTGGTATAGTGGTAGTAGAATCTCTTACAAAGAACTTATCACCAACTCTAAATCCAGAACCACCAGATGTAAGACTTACATCTCCTAAGTGATTTAATAATCTTACTCTGACTTCTTTTGTTTGATCTTGTGAATCTCTTAACAGTACCTCTCTTCTTGGTACAAGTAAACCACCAAAATCAGAATCAGGATTTTTAGTTAGATATAAAGTAAGAACTGTCTTATTATTTTTTGTGACACCAGTAAATGTTCCATCTAATACAGTAAGTATATTTGTAGAAGCATCACTATCGACTGTGTCACTATCTAAACGTATTGTAGATAACTCATAATTGAAATCACCTAGATTAGATTCGTTCTGAACTACTTCGGCTTTTATTTGTACAAAAGATGTATATAGTGATTCAGAAGAAATAAGAATCTGATTCTTTGGTTCAAAAAGATCAATCTCCTCACCATATAACATTCTGAATAAGAGTGCAAATGAATTTGGCGAACCTTTTGATAGGTATACATCTCTTGCTTTTTGAAGGATAATACCATCTGTGACTTTATTACCAGTGATTACGAATGGTGTTAGTTGTCTTTGAAAGTACTCTTTGAATTCATCTAGTGTTGTGTGTACATCACGATATTGTTCAGCATTGTTTATAAGATCACCAGCATTAGGTACTGACTTAAAAAGATTTAGTGCTGAAGTGGAATCACTATCTGATTGTTTTTCTAGATACTCATAGTATGCATCTATAAATAGCTGAAACTGCGGATGTTCCGATCTTATGAACTCCGGCAACTGCGACTTGACTATTGGCAGTATGTGTTTGGCCATTAACTTGCTCTCGATACATTAAATAAGTTCAGTGAAGCTGTGTCGTCTTTATCTATCGCTCTCACTGTAGAATCTCCTGTAGATATTTGTAAAAGATAATTACCAGCAACATTAACATCAAAAGATTCTGGTACCGCTATGATACCTATCTGTCCATCTTCTGGGTCAAAGTCACTGATATTTACCTCACCTGTTTCATAATTTACTGTACCGCCGGCGGTGTTTACAATTACATTTTCTCCTTCAATAACATCTACAAGTCTTATAACTCCTTTACCATCATCTACAAATCTAGAAAAGTTTGTTCTACCAGATCTTCTAAATAAGTTTGATGTTATTACACCACCAACAGATGCTTCACCAGCAAATGGTTCAGTGTGTAGTCTATTATTAAATGTAAATGATGAATTATCTAATAAACCATCTTTTGCATTTAGATTGAATCTTAAATTTACTCTTGGATTTACAGCAGTAATCGCTTTATCTAATTTTAAAATCTCTTGCATTAATCTTGATACTGAGAATGATTCCATGAAATCACCAATATATGATGTGTTTAGGATATTGTATAATGATAATACTTTAGCTTCTAATACTTCTGGGCTTGTTGCAAGTTTAGCATTATCATATTGTATAACTGTCTTTGCAATGATTCTTGTAATAAGTGGGTCTACAACTTGAGGTGTGACAGTCACTAAGTTAAATTTAGAAAGTATATCTCTTGTTATTGTTAGCTTTGCTTGTTCAGTTAGTTTATCACCAGATTTTGGCTTGATTGAAAAGAATACTTTACCAGGTTTACCTACAGTTTCTCCACCATATACATTTAAGGCTTGAATATCTGCATACTCCTTTTTTAATATGGCTTTATAATCATTCTCTGTCACAGCTCTAAACTGTGCTTGAAACCAATTTGGTGCATTATCTTTTATCTCTTGAATTGTTTCCATATCTCCACCACCAGTGGCAGATTTTGTAGTGACTACTGTAATGTCAGATCTACCAGCTATTCCGACTGAGAATGAATTGACACCATTTGCATCTGATCCGTTAGTGACGAGGTATGTAGCTAATATTTCATCTCCAACTTCTAGTTTTTTTCCAAGAACACCATTACCAAACATAATATTATGTGATAGGTTTCTTGATTCTTCTATAAAATATATTGTACTTAGATTTGAAACATCAGTTGTTCCTTGAGTTTCATTTGTGACTGGTGTCCATAAACTTCCATTTACAGAAACATTTATAGATGTAGTGTCAATATTCTTATTACCTAATTCAAATCTAGGAAAGCTAGTATGATCTGCAGTTGCAGAAAATCTTTGTGTGATCTTATCACCTTCACATATCTCTACTTCAACATCTCTTGTAGTACCATTCGCATCTGAAGCATCATATTGAACACTAAAGTTTTTCAGTGTATAAAAATTAAATGTGGTTGTACCATCAGTGGCGGTAAATAAACTACCTGATGGAATCGTATAAACATTTGTATCGTTTATCTTTGGAATTCTGAGAGTAATCTTTGCTTTTGCGGCTTGTTTAGAACGAGGTGTATAGTTTAACATCTTAGATATAGAAATAATATTATTTCTCATAAGTGCTGTGTCTAGGAATGATTCATTTATAAGATAATTTGCCGCTAGATTATTATAATGAGTATTATAAGCAAGAATATCTACGATGGTGTTCATTGCTGAACCTTTAAAATCATAGTCTGCAAATGTTGCGTCTGCTTTAAAATGTGAAATTATATCCTGTTTTATATCTTCAAAATCAGGATTTGCTACAACTGGTCTTTCGTCTGGCATTATTACCTCAATCTTTCGAGAACTATGCTTAGGTTCTCATCTGTTTTTATATCATTCATTTCATATCTTAACTCAATGCCATAAGCATTTGAATCTGTCATATCTCTTATGACAATATTTTTTATACGTACTCGTGGTTCATGATTTTGAATTACCTCCCTGATAACTCTTCTCATGTTCGATATAGTAATAGCATCAGCAGTCTCAAATAAAAGACTTCTTGCTTGAGAACCAAGAGTCGGTTGAAACGGTCTCTCATAGAACGCAGTTTGAATTAAATTCTTCACAGATTGATTTACTGCTGCAACACCTTTTTTGACCGCAAGATCATTAGTAAGTGGGTGTTTTGTAAAGTTCAGATCAAAATCCTTATATTTGCTTTTTCTTTGAAATGTCTGTTGTATTGCCATGAATTATTTATTCACTAAGAATAAATAAAACAAGTATACTTTATAATTGGTGACCAATGGCATTAAATGATTCCGAGATACGACCATTTCAAACCGACGTAACGGGTTTACGTTCTGAATGGGCTAAAATCTCAAAAATATATGACTCTCGTGGCGTAACGGCACACGACTCGAAACGTGTATCTGATGACCTCAGACACTATGTTCGCGCTATCGCACGCACCATGGACTCAGATGTCATTAATACTATATATCAAAATATAGACAGCGATCACCTCGTAGAATATTATGGAAAGCCAACTGGCTGGAGTAAGACTTCTGCAATTGATAATGGTACCGGTCCAAACCAAGCCGACTGGTCAAAACTCAGAACATTTATAGACAACATACCAATTTCCTATGATGATGGTGCTGGAAACACTTACAGAGGTGCACCACACGTATTACTAGCGGCAGACTCAGACTCATCATCTAAATTTATTAGTTTTAAAACATTACTAAAAGCATACTTTATAAACTTCTTAAGATACGATCAAGTAGAATTAAGAAGACTACAAGGTGAGTTGAATATTGTAAAGAATGATAGTGATGGATATAAAACTATTGCTAAAAATTTACCTGCACACTATGATTCTGATTTACCCGCAGCAACAGATTTTATTGAAGTATTCCTAGATTACTTTGAAGAGAATGCTGTTGGTCTACGAGCATCTGCAAGTAATACTGAAAGACTTTTATTACCATTTAACAGAGATATCTCTTATGGTTCACTCAGACACGACTCAGACACAAACAATTTAATTGATTCAGATACAAGTAGAAATAGACTATATTATCTGAGAAGAAAACTAGCATCTATAGTTGTTGAAGGTATCATGCTTGATTCAGACTTTACAGATGCTGGACATACAAGAACTTATGGTGCTAACTTACTTGGAACAAGACTAGGTGCAACATATCAAACTATTACAAGAAGATCACAACCATTACATCAAGGTCACTTCAATTTATTCTATGAATATCTAGATTTTGCTCACATTAAACGTGACTCAGAGTTCAAAGGATTTGCTGGTGTTGCAGGAACAATTGATTCATTGCAAGGTAAAGGAGTTCTTACAGATTCAGACTCAGAGGGATATTCATTAGGTTATGATAAGTCAACTCAACCAGGAGTACTTCTACAAACAAGAAAAGATTCAGATCATATTTCGGATGTAATAGCCAGAAATGTGAACTTCTGGGGTTTCATGGGACTCAGACTTGGTGCTGTCGATTCAGACACTATGATGGAATTAAAAGATTCCGATTATAGAAGCAGAGCAACAAGCGGTGGTAAGAGAACACATACAAATTATTATATGTATCACCCATCATTTGCAAGAAAATTCAAAGCTATTAATAAAAGATTTGTAGAAAGAACAGTAGTAAGATATCTTGGTGGAAATGGTGTTAACATCGGTGATAGTGATGAAAAGAATCATAGACAAAAAGTTAATAAACCATTAAGAGAATTTGTATATGGTACTGGTGATTCTGAACTCGCATATCTACAAGGTAATGATTCAGAACTAGGAATCATAAGAACAGCATTAATTAATTCAGTCACAGACTCAGATAGACTTAAGATTGCTAATGATATAGTAATGAGAGTGATAGACTCAGATTCTGATGATGGTCTATTAATTAAAAACAGACTATCTGATATAGTTATAAATCAGTTAATAAATCAAGATTCTGAGAACAGTCTACTACAAAGTGTAGCAAGAAAAGAAATACTAAAACTAGATTCTGATTCTGAACTAGTTTCAAGAACATTTACCTCACTACTAAACAGAATATCTGAGAGTTCAGTACCAGCAGATTCTGATTCAATGGCTAGAGATTCAGATCTACGTGTGAGATTTGATAACCTTATTTTAGATAGAGTACAAAGATTAGACTCAGATGATCTTGTCACTGGTACAAACTTAAAAGCAACATTAAAGAAAAATTACATTCAAACATTTGATTCAGATTCAGACTTGCAGAAAAGAACAGCAAGAGGAGTTGTTCAAGCAATAAGAGATGATAGTGATATAGACCAAATATTCTCAAAACATATTGCTGAATCATTTAGAATGATAACACAAGAACATATAGTAAATGATTCAGAAGGTTCATATTCATCATTTACATTTGTAGTACCAAGTACAGTCACACCACCAATTGCAGATAATGTGAAAGTATTTCATAATGGTGTAAGACAATTAAATTCAAAATCTTTTAATAGATTAGGTACTGCTTTAGTGAATCACACCGTAGATATTAGTTCATCTGCGGTATCAGGTTCTAACATTACAATTAACTTTGCGGTAAACACCGCTATAGATGATGTGATTACAATTGAGTATCACACAATGGTCAACTAGGATTAAATAGACTATGGGTACAAAGACAAGAGATTTATCAAAATTAGGTGCTGGATTTGTTGTAGACGGAACTAAATCACGTATTGATAGTGATAATACAATTGAAACATTTACTACGTTATCCGTTAAAAGAGATAATGCAAGTTATGATTCAGGAAAAGATAGTGATATCTTTGTAGTAAAACCTGATCAGGCTAATCCCACAATTGAAACAAGACATTCAACAAAAATTAAAGATAAAATTGTATTTGAAAAAGTACAGAAAGATGCTAACAGAAAAGTAGCTGTTGACACAGCAGCAACAGTAAATATAAGATCTGGTCAACACTTTGATAGTGATTTTATGGATGCTCTTGTAAATGCAGTGGTAGCAAAGAGTAGAAGTGATTTAGCAACAACAAATACAAACTATAACCCTAAACTAAAAGAATTACAAGCTGAAATGGCCACTCGATTAATGAGTGATATGAATGCTGACAAAGGTCCAACTGTTGGACAATATTTAAGATGGACTGGTAATAAGTATGAACCACAAGATCCGGATGCTACTGGTAATTTCACAATTGACTTTCAATCAGCGGCAGTATCACCACAATCAATTACAGATTCAGATACAAAGATTGGTTTCTCAAAAGTAATTTCAAATGCAAATGCCGTTGTATTTGTAAATGGTCACCTACAACCAGTTGATTCAGATGCATTTGGAGATGGTCGTTCTCCCACTGGTGCGGGTACCACAACAAGAGATTCAGATTCAGATAAGTATGCATTCATTGATTATAAGATACTTGCAAATGTCACAACTAAAGATGTTGATCAGGTAGTTTCTGGTCCATCAGATGCGATAAAATTTTATGGTAGTTTAAAAGCAAATGATGAAGTTTCTATTATATCACCTATTGATGAAACTGTAGCTCACTTCTACAAGAACTTTAGATTTGCAGATTCTGATTTTGTTGTCTACAGAAAATCACGTAATTTAACACAAAGTGCAAATGGTACTCACCAAACATTTAGAATGATAGATTCAGATATCTATAATGATTCTGACTTTATTGTTGCTCGTGTTGGTGGTAATCCACTTATATTCTTAAATGGTATTAATCTATCACAAGCACAAGGAGATTTCTATTTCTATGATTCTGACTCAGATCAAATAGCAGAATATGCAGCATCTAGAATGATTGCATTTGATTCAGATAACTATGTTAAAGATTCAGATGAATTATCTGCTGTATGGATAAGAAACGTATCAAACCAATTAGGTGGAAACAGATTACCATCAGAAGCATTCCAAACATTAGAACATACATTTACAGTAAATGATTCTGATCATCCAGGATTTACAACTGGATTGGTAGATTGTTCACCAGTATTACAAACTTCAAATGACCCACAAAACGTATTGGTATTTCTGAATGGATTACTATTATCACAAGTACCAGTACTTGAGTATCAGGTAAATGGAAATGATATATTATTCCCAACAAAATTAAATGTAAATGACTTTGTTGCAGTATACTCATTTAGTGGTCCAACTGCTGGTGTAAGTTCTCTTGGTCAGTTATCAAATGTAGATGAAGCAGTTGATGGTCAACAACCAGGAATTGGTGAAGCATTAGTATATTCTGGTGGTCAATGGACACATCAATTTGCAGATGCAATTAGAGAAACTCCACTAACAGCTGCATGGTTAAGAGTATCGTTTGACTCAGATAATGGTCCTAATCCAAACAAAATTATTGATAGAGCAACATTCGGATTTTATTCAGATCAATTGAAATATTCAAGACACGCTGAAGGTGTATATTACTTCTTATTAGATTCTGAAGTAGTACCTGTAAATGATACTAATGGATTCTATATGTCCATGGCAGTATCATCTTGTGCTCCACAGGGACAGCCAATATTCCAATCAATTGATGCTCAAGGAGCTGATGCTGTAGCACCTGGACCAGGAGCAGATTCAGAAACAGGTTTAACAATCGATGTATTTGGTGGTAAACCACTTATAGCTAATCCAAATAATAGAGCCATACGAGTAAGAACCTGGGATGCAAGTTCAAATCCAATCGATCCAATACAAATTAACGTACAGGTATGGTTCAAACGTGAAAGTGGATAATAAATATAGTAGGAGAAATTATGGCAAAATCAAAAACTAGAAGATTCGCAGAATTACCAAATCTTATACAACAAGATGCGAATGCTGATATAACTAATATCATTACTCAAGGTATTACATCTAGCACTCTCAATGTGAGTGGTAATGTAAGCTCTGGTGATATTGCTGCTAACAGTATTGCAATGTCTGGGTCTCTAGGAAGCGTACAGAATTTAACAGCGAATGATAATGTCATTGCTGGAAGTTTTGTGACAACAGTAATTCATACTGGTGTTGGTACAGTCACAGTTCCTACTTCTGGTTGGATTGCAGGTTCACAATTATCCATCGTTTCAAATGGTACATTAACAATTGATTGGGGAACCGGAGCTAAAGGAACAACATTAGGCGATTCTGCTAAGATGGCTTCAGGAACATTTGACGGTAGTAAATGGTTCTTCACTGAAGCATCGGCAGGCTAAAATGCATGTACATTCTCAATACTATAAAAAAATCACATCAGATCAAGTTGGTTATATTGTAGAACCATCTGAAGTTGAAAGAACATCCGTTTCATCAGTAATTATAGAAATTCCAGAAGGTGTAAATCTTACATCATTACCTGGAATATCAGCACTAACAATACCACATTTTTCAAAGGCAACTTATATTAAAGTCATAGTAGATGGAAATATTTTAGGTTCTGGTGGTTTTGGTTCAGGTGGCGGTATAGTAAACAATGCCTCTAATGCAGAACTAAAAGTTTCAGGATCTGGTCTTGTGAGAGGTGGTGGTGCTACAACTGGTGCCATAAGAGATGCATTGCAAGGACCATCTGATATAAATGACAACACAAAAGATATACCAAGAATTTTTAATTTTTAGAATGTTATGGCACGAAAAATATCTAAAACAAGAAGAGTAGCAAATATCTCAAATCCCACTGGTCCTGGTGGTAAGTTCCATTTGTCTGATGATTCTGATGCCGTAATTTTTGGAAACAGTAATAATACATCAATAAAATTTGGAAAGCTTAATGTAGGTCGTTTCCAGATAGCACACAATTCAAATAACACAGACGATTTTTACAGGACATCCAGAGGAATTCTACAGGGTTTACAAAATCAACCAGATTCAGACTTATACAATAGATTTTCTTCTACTAATAACCCTGTTGTTGGTGAAGGTTCTTTATCGTCAGCAGAAATCACGCAGTTTTATAGGTCAGGTTTTCGTGATGCTATTTTAGGTTCAGATTCAGATACAACTACAACATTCAAAGGACAATATTTCTTTAAGGGAGATGATAATATTTTCCCAACTACTGATAGAGTTTATAATATGATAAACGCGCATAGAAAGTTTCCACTGGATTCTGATTCACTTTATGCAAATGGTACGAGCATTGCAAATGATTTTCTAATAAAAAAGAAGATTGGTAGATATGTCGAGCGTTCTAATGTAATTTTTGGAAGAAAGCAAGGTGGTCAAACTATCAATATTGCAAGAGTTTCTGGTGAAACTACACCATTACAATTTGGTTATCCAAAAAGTGCAGCAAACGTGCATGACTCTGAGAATACTGTATTCGTAAGTTTTGGTACATTAGACTTACAAGGAAGAGTAATTTTTAAATCTACTGATGTACTATTTGGATTTATGGGTTCAGATTCAGATTCAGACTCTGGATTCTATCTTGAGAGATTTAACAGTGATGGTTCTTATGATGCTGCAGGCGGTGGTCAAAGCAGAAATAATATGAATGCTCAAAATGAACAAGCAATGAGTTCATTTATTCAACCAAAACAAGTAGTTGGTAAATCATATGTCAGATTTTTGAACTCTACTTCAAGTCCACTTACAGGTACTGGAACATTTAAAATGTTTCCATTATATGATTCAGATGGTGACGCTAGTACTGCATTTGATCAGGGACGAGCTAGAAGACCAGTGATGACTGTGACTGGTAATATTGCAGACTCAGATGGAACAATGAATGTAAGAAGGACTGATTTAAGTACCAATGATAATGATAAATTTATAATTGATAGCGATGGGTTATCACTTGCTGGTCAAAAAGTATCAATACCAAGTAAGTATAACCTTACTATTATAAACGCAGCTGGTTCAACAGTTGCTACAATTAAGTTTATGGACCCTAGTTAAGATTAAATAATATATGGCTAAGAGTAAAACAAGAAAACACGCTGATATAATAAGCTCATTATCATTTGATGAAGATGGTAATTTAACTGGTTTTGAAAATCCAGAGAGTGTCACACTTCCTGGATTAGAAGTGACGGGCCAATCTATCTTTAATGGTAATGTCGGTATTAGAGGTACTACCATCTTTACAGGTTCAACTATTGATATTAAACAGGGTGGTGTTTTTATTGGTTCTGATTCAGATAGTTTTAATGGTACTGCAATATTCTATGGTACAGATTCTGATGATGTTTGGACTAACTACGGTACAACAAACCAAGTAGGAAAAACATATCTAAGAGGTAGTGTAGATATTGAAGGTTCTCTGAATGTAAAATCTTCTGGTACTATTACATTTATGACAGATGTTAATTTACCTAATCTAACATTTGATACTAACAGTGTACTTACAGCTAATAGAGCCACATTTAATAATTTAACTTGTGTAAGTGGTATTACTATCGGTGCTACAACTGTTGGTGGATTCAATACATTTACAATTCAAGACACAAGCGGTTCAGCTCAATTTACTGGAAAGACATTTGCTTAGTATAACTCCACAAGCTAAACAATACATTACTGAAAAAATTAGTAATCAGGATAAAAAGTACGCGCATCTATCTATGAAAGGTGGTGGTTGTGCTGGCTTTGAATATTCATGGACATTTACAGATTCAACAGATGATGGTGTACTAATTGAAGATACTATTGTTGTAGATAAGATTGCTGAGATGTATATCTATGGTTCTGAAATAGATTATGTTGAACAGTTTGCTGGTTCACAATTAGTAATAAACAATCCTAATGCTACAGCCGCATGTGGTTGTGGTGAAAGTTTTGGTGTTTAATATCCTATTGCGTGGATAACATCAGACATAAATAAATTCTTCTCATCAGCTCTTCGTCTTACTAATCCAGGCAAAACTTTACCGCCAGCTTTTCTCCATTTTGGAAACTCATTGCCTGCTCCTTCATAATCTCCACGATTAAGCTTCTGTCTGAGTGTAGATGCTTGTAGATTACCTAATCCAACATTAAATGAAAAAGATACTAAAGCATCAAATTGATTTTGTGTAAGTCTTGTAATTGGAATAAGTGTATTAACACCTCTTTCAAATCGAGCTAAATCATCTTTTAAAATATTATCTACTTCTTCCATAGTAAATGTCTTGTTCCATTCTTCAGGAAGTTTTTTACCATCACCTATAAGATGACCAACACCTACAGTCCATAAACCTATTGGGTCTTGATATGGCTGTTGTCTCACACCTTCATGGTGTTTAATCATTCTTATACAGTTATCACTTACCTTCGTCGGGTTGCTCATTTGATTCTTTTGGTGGGTTTGCTTCTGTGTATGCTTTTGTGAAGGCTTCGAGTCTGTTTCTGACTTTGCCCACAGCTTCCATTTCCATGCCATCGAATGCTCCTCGTTTAGCACATATATCTATAATTTTAATACAATCCGCTACGTCACGAATGTTTAATTCCGCTTTCATAATATACTCCTATTTTTTAATTGCTCTTGAACCAAACCAAAAAGCTACTATAGCAGCGAAGATTGAACGTGTTTCTTCTGACCATAATGCTTGTGTGATTGCTTCAATATCTCCGCCTTGTGTCAATACTACATACGCAGCAACACCTTCTACAAAGAAGAAAATTGCAAAGAATAAGTATGTAATTATTGGTCTGACAGAAGATCTTAAATTCGTAATCCATTGTGAAGCACCCTTACCTGTCTCTGTGTCATGCACTAGTAATTGAGAATCTCTTTGTACTTCAGCAGCTTGCATCATAGCTTCTGCTTTGTAAGTAGCAAGATTAGATTCTCTTTCCATTTGCATTTCCATGACAGCTAGTTCGTGTGACTTATCCTTTCGATCTTGCATGAAATCCAAAATCTTAGGAACAAATGAAGTTCCGAATCCTAACAGCGTGGACAATAATGTCAACATAGTTTACCTCTCTATTTGAGTTTGCTTACTTGTTTTATGATTTTATCTTTAGTTAAACGCCTGTCTACTTCATAACCAAACATACGACCATATTCTTCAAGCTCAAGTTTCGTCATCTCTTTAAGTTCTGAAACTGGCTTTACTTTAGGAGGAACAACTACCCTCCAAATTTTTTGAAATATATTCATAATTTACCTCTATCTATTTATATAGGAAAGTGCTCTTGCAAGAGCATTAACTAAATAACTCTTTCTGATACTCCAGTTTTTTTGCAAGTTTCTCTTTCACCTCATCAGACTTATAATAATCTAATATTTTTTTAAATAAAGCTTCGTGTACTTCAGCAATATTTTCATTTCCTTTTCTAAAACCATAACCAAGAGCATCTCTTAATTTAATATCCCTTGAATTCTTGAAAAACTGGTAAATGAACATGTTTGGATATTTGGTATGGTCGTGCCAATCATCTTCATCAAACATTTTATATAGACCTTTACCAGCATATTCTAAACCACCTTCTATTGATTTTAGATTTCTATTAATTCTAAATACTAAAGCATGTGCATAAGACTTATCTGCGATAGTTTGATAATGTGGGAAATACCAATCTATAATTTCGTCATCCATAGCATTATTAATAAACATATCTACTGGATCCATCCAACCTTGTTCATTCATTGTAAATTGTAGGTTTCTTAAGTTTATTCTATTTTTTACTCGACTCTCTAAGTTTACTCGCTTAGTAAATGCTTTTCCGTATGGCTCTTTACTACCGACTTTATTATACTCATCCATGATAGCAGCAGCACCCTCACTTATTTCTTTATTCAATGCTTTAAATTCATCGAGTGTTAATGTTCCACCACCTGAGCTTGGTTTCTTTGAATTATCTTCTACAGTAGGTTCTACTTTTTCTTGTGTCTCTGCCTTCTCATTTGGCTTAGCCTCTACTTTTGCTTTCTCAACTGGCTCACCATCTTCATCTAATTCAAGGTTAGGTATATTCTTACATATATCAAACTCTTTACCGCCTAACGCACCTGATATAGCATCTTTCGCATCTTGAACAACACCTGCTGCACCTTGTAAAAGTGGTGGTACAATATTCTTAAGTGCACCAGTTAAAACTCCAGCAGCTAAACCTTTTCCAAAATCTTTTTCAATTGCAGCCACAGCAAGTCCTACACCAATGGCATCTTTGACCTCAGCTAATTTACCGAGTTCAACTTGCAGGTTCTTTGGTTTTGGTATTTGAGAAACTAATTTACCTTTGACTTCGTCTGCTATACCCTCAGCCTTTGCTTTGAATTCCTCTAACTTTTCTAAATCAACAGCATCAGTTAGTGTATCAGCCATTTCTTTAGTCTTATCTTGTAGACCTTTTAAAGCTTCATTAGCACCACATTGTTTAACCATATTAATCTCCAGCAAAAACGTCAGGTGAACCGCCAGTCATATTACCTGCATCCGCAGAATCACCTATACGTGCAATTTCAGAACCAACAACAAAAACTGTACCACTTCCAGCATTCACATTTGCTACATGTGGTGCACAGGGTGGGTCTGGTGGAAAAGGATGTGCCACAGTGGGGTCACCTTTTCTTGCAATTAGTATATTGTTAGCATACACAGTTCCTTGTCCAGGAGTATCTAATGTAGTAGTACTAGCACAACCATGACCTGTGCTTAGTGAATCATCTTTTCTACAAACTTCTGGCATTATATACCCGCCACTGAACTAATAATCCATAACATAATAATAGTAATTCCTATCATAATTGTAAATGTCATTTTACACTCCTAACTGTACCGTTATTTTGTACCTGAAAGGCAGAAAAATCTACCTTATCAAATTCTTTTTTAAGAGATAGAAAGCTCTTTAAATTATTTTTATCATCATCAAAGAATCTTACTCTTTCAAAGTCTCCTGAATTAAGATACTTTTGAAATATTTTTTTCTTAGCAGCAGCTGCACTACCACCAAGATTACCAGCTCTTTCTACATGTACCTTATCAATGTCTATTCCATGCGCGCGGAAAGTATCTAAGAATAAGTCTCTATCATCCATGTCAGAACGAGCTGTAATAATAATTACTTTAGAACCACGCTTAGTGGCATTTCTAATAATAGCTTTAGCCTTCTTTACCATTCTTCCAATAGGCATTGCTGTCTGTTGAAATATCTTTGCAGATTTAAACTCACCAAAATCCCACTCTTCATCTTTCTTCAGTTTGTACTTATTAAATTGAACTGGTGGTAGCTCTTTTACATCACCTGTTTTTTTATTTCTAACTTTTACTTTTGCAGCAGTTCTAAATAATGTATCATCTATATCAAATACAGTTAAACCTTTACCAGCTGCTTCTTCTAATACTTCAGTAAAACTCTTCATTTCTTTATTAACCTATACAACTGTTCTGCTAAATGTATACCACCATGATGGTCATTCAAATAATGAAAGCCAGCCTTAATTCTACCAATACCACATTCTAAACCTGCGGTTATTAAACCATCTGCATAATCTGGATATAGACCAGCAACATATAAACCTGATAGATATCCTTGAGTTGAATGACCGCTAGGATATGACCTTGTTTTATTTGTCTTACTGGGCAATCTATCTAGTTCAGGTAATCCCATTTTTCTAGCGGCTTCATAAGGTCTATCCTTTGAAAACTTTCTCTTAAAGAACTTAATAGTATCTATTGATTCATCTTCTAGAAGTTTTACCTTTTCAGATGGAAACTTTAAACCATGTTCTTCACAAAATTGTTCTACTGCATAAGATGGATTCTCATCATGTGCCGCTACAGATGCTTCCCAAAAAGGTGTTCTGGTTTCAATCTCATCCATAACATATAATACACTATCCTCAGTAATTTTTTCTGGTTCAGGCATATCAATATATGCTACGGCTAATTTTGGTAGAATCTTATTTTTCTTTGCCACTTTTAGCCTCAAGTTCTGCTAATCTTATACCATTTTTCTTGTGAAGTAAATCTTTATCTACTATCTTTTCTAATTTAAGAAATGGTATTCTCTCGTTCTGTACATATCTCCATGTATATCCATCCTTATTGTATACACCAAATACCGATTCAGTAAATCCAATCTTAATGATAAGTGCTGGACAACCATCTAATATTACCTTATCACCTTCATTAAAAGATTTACTCATTCTGAATCGAGCACCTTTTGCAAATCCTGTAGACCAATCTCTTATCCACATACCAACAATTATAGAACCTATAATAGCAGCCCAAGGACCGAGCAAGTTCCAAACACTTAATAACTCTGAGTTTAAAAGTTCATTCATTAGTTCAAATCAATTCTGGCGGCATCAATATCCAAGTTTCCGGTAATAGCTTCGGTGACATTTCCACCGACTGTTTCGCTTACGTCGCCTGTTATATTTTCTGTTCTATTACCTTTAATTGTTTCAATATGATTGGCTTTTGTACCAATCGTAATATCATCCAATGCTGATATATTTAATTTATCGGTGACTATATGAGTATGACCAAGTTTAGTAAACATATCTCTCTTACCAGAAACTATCTCATTCATATTTGTTGTGACTGTTAAATCTTCTGAATCACCGATTGTTGTGTTTCTTGATTTGTCTACAATTCTTATTTCATGACCACCAATTCTTGTTGTATAGTCATTTGTAATATTAGCTGAGTATGCCTGACCAATTTCAATTAATTCATTATTACCTATTGCAGTATTACGAGAACCTTTTACATTTACTGTATAATCTTTCTCTACTTCTAAATGATAATTACCTTTAATTAGTTCTCTTACATCTCCATCAATTGTAATATCTACATTACCTTTTACATATATTCTATCACTACCAAATATCACCGTATAGTTATCACCCACCACTGTGGATGTCATATCACCATTATCTTGAATCTCAAAGTTTGTACCTGTTCTATGAAACATAGATATTCTTTCATTTGTTGGTGTATCATCTACTTCAAATACGTGACCTCGTTCTGTTTCAGTCACTTTGTTAAATGGATATATTGGCTCCTTACCTCTTTGTACTTTTGGACTATTCCATGTTTTTCTTTCAAATTTAGGATCGTCTTCTTCATCTATGCTTACTGTTTTTAAAAATGGTGGAATAGCTGTCTCTACTTTATCTTGTCTTAAATCAACCTTCGTTATATATGAAACATGATTATCAAATTCATCCGTAGCAGAGAATGGTGTGTCTACACCAGTATTTCTTATTGGATTGATACCTGTAGGATCGTAAAATCCAAGTTCAGGATTAGGTTTATATGGTCTGGATGGTAGTGTACCAAGAATAATATTCTCTTGCATATCTGCACCATCATAAAAATAACCTATGACCCAAGAACCTTCTTGTATACCAGTTGCTGATGTACCTATACCACCAAGAGAAGAAGATGTTATAGGTGTCATTACATGAGACCATGGTAGATCTTCTGTAGGAATTAAGGTTTTATCATCTGTGTGTATACCATGTACTCTTACTTTTACTCTACCCATAGACATAGGGTCATTTCTATCTTCAACGACACCAGTAAACCAATACATTTTTCCATCTAACATCATAACTCTACACCCATACTTTCTTTCGCACAATCAAGAACCATTGAACAGCTGTCACCTGTATAAAGATCTCTTTTGCCTATTACATAATATTTACCAGCCCACAGTTTATCTTGTTCTTTATTATCACCTGGCTCTGGATTTGGAATATCTAGTTCTACAACTTGACCTACATCAATTTCTGAGTTTCCAAATATAGTAATCTGTACCAACTGATTATAATCTGTGACTGAAGTTCTTTTTAAATCTGATAAGTTTGTTTTCTTACTACCAGCGGTACTTAAATCCATTTTAATTTTACCAACACCAAAATCTTGTCTATAATAACTTGGATAGTCGTTAAGATAATCTTTCTTATCAAATATTTTAAAGTAATCATAATCAACTATACCTAAAGTTTTTTTCGAGATATTAATATCAAATGCTCTACCTTTTAAATATCCCTCTCTTAAAGCTTTACCTAAATCATAAGATGCTGGATTAAAAACAAGATTCTTTATAGCAAAAAAATCTTTATCACCGCTTGCATTTCCACGATAAACAAATTCAAATGGTGGATTGTCTTTGTAATTAGTCAATGCTTTTTCTATAGGCATAAAGTTATAAAAACCTTTTGTATCTTGAAAGAATCTAAATCTTACTTGTTGTTCAAGCGATTCAGCTCTAGCGGCTAACCAGGTTAATGCTTTAATTGGATTCCAATTTGGTATTATTATTGTTTCACTACCCTTAGAACCTTCCCAAATTCCAAATGGTTCATCTGTATATTTTTCATATATCTTAAATGCTATATCATTTAGTGGACCTTCAAAAGATTGTGATAATTTCTGATGAAAGCTTTCAAAGAATAGATTTGATACACACTGTATAATATACATTCTCTGAGTTTCTAAATCACTAATATTTTTAATCTGTGCAATTCTCAAAGTATATTCTCTGATTTCACCAGTAATGTCTATAGATAGTTTTACAAGATCTCCACCTTGAACAGGTAGACCAGATAATATATTTCTACCATCAATAACTAATAATTCACCAACTATTGTTGGGTCTATTATTGATGCGTATACATTAAACTCTGAGACAAGTTTTGTAATCTCTAGACTATCTGCGCCTCTGATAACTTCAGCTTTTTTAAGTTCCCATTTTCCTGGAAAATTTCCTGTCTTTGCTGAATGATTATCCATTTACATACTCTTTGATTTCTTTACGCATTTTCTCGACTACTTCTTCTGTAGGAATAATGATAGTTCTTTTTTCTTCATTCAATCTATCTTCTACAGTTTCTATCGATACTGGAGATACAGTTGGATAGGATATTCCATTTCCAAATGCATCTTTACCAGAACCATTATTTACAATACTATCATAAGAGTAATAAACTTTATTTGTATCCTCAAAATGAGATGGTCTAGTTCTTACAGTTGTACCAGTCACATAGCCAGAAAAATCATTTAGAGATGTACCAACAAATTGTGTGAACTCTGTGACTCCAGTTCTTGTTAAAGTGACTGTAGCTCCATCACTATCAGTTTGTGTTTTATATTTTTGAAATAAGAATTCTTTAAATTGAGCCTGATCTTTCACCCAATCATTATAGATACTCATAACATTGTTTGCAATTAATATTGCCCAATGCATATTAGTATCACCATATTGTTCGTAAGCAATAATCTCTGGCGTATCTCCATCATTACAATTATAGAATTCAAAATTATTAGCATTCTCTAAAACATTATCCCTGAATTTAGGTCTTATTGATAGATCAGTAATAACTCTTTTTATATCATCTGGAAATTGATATACTAATCTTTGAAAGTTTTGAAAGTATGACATTATGTTGCACCCTGAACTAATGGTTCTATCTCAGTAAAACTTAGTTCCATTGTAGTTTTTACTGGTGCACCATCAGTATGTAAAAGATTTTGTGAATCTCCACCATAAGTAATATTACATGAATCTAAAAAGCATCTATTAGGTTCTTGTATGTAGTTTGATAATCTATTACCATTTCTGTAATATGTGATATCCCACTGACATGGCATTTTTAAGAAATGTTTACTCAATAACAGTTTTCCAGTTGCTGAAAGATTATCTTCACCTTCAACTTCTTGATAAGTTTCAGCAGTTTCAGCCTCTTCATCTAGTTTTTTTCCTGGCATACCTCTTGATGGAAGCATATGAAATAAAAACATATCACATATGTTAGCAACTTCTTGTGCTTCTTTTTTATTTTTAGGTACAAAGTCAAATGTATATGAGAATTGTCTGTGTTGCATTCCAGAAAATATTTGGTATGAATATGGATTTACAACTGCACCTTGTTGTATAGCCAAAATATCTCCTAACTGACCGCTTCTTTTTACTGTTTCACCAATAAGTGCTTTAGCAAAATTACCAACTTCTCCTGAATCAGTTAAAGAACCTTCTAGTGCAATTTGACCTGTAGAACCTAATTCTTTATTCTCATAGTTAGCACTTGTATTAGATGTAAGTTGTTGTGGTAGATATAAAGATATAGAACCTAGTGTATTTAGTTGTGGTGCATCTGTCTTAATTCCAGATGAAACTATAAAATCTCCAATACGTACCTTACCATTTACTATCTTACCAAATGCTGTTGCTGCACTTGATAAGGAACCAGATTCAAATATACTACCGATAGCATCAATTGAATCTAGCGCTGCATCTGCAAGACTAGTTAGTTGACCACCAACGGCATTTGCTAGTTGTGAAAATGGATTACCAGCACCTAAGTCTATGTCAAGACCACCACCGCCTCCACCACCAAAAAGACCACCACTACCGCGATCGACTGGATTACCATACTTAGGCGGATTATATTTCATATCCATAGGCGAGAATGTCACATAATTAGGTGAAGCATCCGTTCCAAGATCTTCTGGGTATCTTAGGCTGTAAAAATCTTTTGGCATGTAATAAATATCCTAGTAATTACTAATATAGATATTTATTATGGCAACGTACAGAGGAAAATTTACATCACTAGATAATCCAGACAAATATGCCGGTGATCCTAAGAAGATTTTATATAGATCTTTATGGGAAAGAAACGTTATGAAGTGGTGTGATGAGAATATTGATGTTCTTGAATGGGCTAGTGAAGAGATAGCTATACCATATCAACACCCTGTCACAGGTAAAAGAGCCAGATATTATCCAGATTTCTATATAAAATTCAGAGATGGTACTACAAAGGTAATTGAAGTAAAGCCAAAAAAAGAAACTGTAGCACCTGTATCACCTAAGAGAAAGTCTAAAAAGTGGATTGAAGAGACCGCTAGGTTTGCAATCAACTCAGAAAAATGGAAGAACGCCAACAATGCTTGCATGAAAAATGGTTTAAAGTTTGAAATTTGGACTGAAGTAGAATTACAAAAAATGGGAATACTATCTTGGGAAGTTCCTAAGAGTGTTTTACTTGCTGAGAAAAGATTATCTAAATCTGCTGGTAATAAGACTGTAAGAAAATATACTCGACCAAAGAGAAGATCTTAGTAGCTATAAGCACCATTAAAATCTAATGTATAACCAGGTCTTGTTTTTAACACACTCTGTGTTATGTTAGTTGTCTGACTCTGATTATTAATTACTGGCATTTTGAACTCCATATTAGCACCCATATTCTCCAAAT